AATTAATTGAAAAATTAGTTGAATGCCCCCATCCAAATTCGCCAGCCTCTGAGCTTAGCGCTTTCTGGGGAAGGGAAATGAAAATACTTAAGTCTGTATTAAAAGAGTTTCCTGATAAGGAATTTTGGCACAAAGTAGAATTTGGCAAAAAGTTTAAAAGCTTGGCAACGGCGTTAGGAGATGTTGGAAAAGTATTTGTAAAAAGAAAATACAGTGAATTTCACTACAAACCACGAATCCTTAAAACGCCAAAAATACATGATGAAAAATTCGGGGAAGACTTAGACATAGAAAAAAAGAAAAGATCAATAAAGGATTATTTTAATGAGTAAAGAGACATTAACGGCAGAAGAACAGATTACAAGCTTCTTAAATGATAAGAACAATAAAAGGTATCACTACAATCACCTTCAGGAAGAAGATTATAAAATTTCTTCTGGCAGTCTTAATTTAGATTTAGCTATGGACGGAGGATTGGGCTGTGGAATACACAGGCTTACAGGAGTAAACGAAGGAGGCAAAACCAGCTGCGCACTAGCCTTTGCGAAACACTTTCAAAAACATTTTGGAGATAAAGGAAAGATTATCTACTTTAAGGCAGAGGGAAGATTATCAAAAGACATGATTAAAAGGACAGGCGTAGACACGGATGAGAGAAAGTGGTGCGTTATTGCATGTAATATTTTTGAAAAGGTTTTCGATCTCATTCGCGATCTCGTACAGAATAACCAAGAAAAACGTAAATACATGTTCATCATGGACAGCATGGACGGAATGTGTCGCCAATCTGATTACGACAAAGCGTTTGGAGACGCAGAGCAAGTTGCTGGAGGGAGTTTAATTTCTTCCGTTTTCTTAAAGAAACAGTCCCTTCCTATTGCAATGAATGGGCATATTGCAATTATCACAAGTCAAGTGCGCATTGAAATACCCACGGGGTACAGCAGGGCTGGAGCAAAGCCAAAACAAGCAGGAGGGCACGCAGTAAAGCATTACGCAAACAACATACTAGAATTTGAAGAGAGGTACAATGCAGATATCTTCTGGGAAAACCCTAACGCTGAAACGGCAGACAAAAAAGGAAATCCAACAGGACACATGTGCAAGATAGCCTTTAAGAAAACCGTAAACGAAAAAACAGGCGCGAAAGTTAGATACCCAATTAAATACGGAAGAACCGACGGTAATTCAATATGGGTGGAAAGGGAGCTCATTGATATGATGAAACTCTGGGGCTACTACGAAAAAAGTGGCGCGTGGATTAAATTTTCAGAAGATATTTAAGAGAAATACAAAGATTTAGGTTTGCCAGAAAAGGTCCAAGGAGAACCAAAACTTCTCGCACTGTTAGAGGAAAATAAAAAACTTTCCAATACCCTAATAGACGAATTTAAACAAGATATATTAAAAAGTGGAGTTTAAAACTATATACGGAGGCACAAAACGGATAAAAAACGTTAAAAAAAGAATTATAGATTGGAGCGCCCCAAGCAAAAGCAAAAGACAGAGAGAGGTTAAAAAATTTTTAAAAAAATACTGGCAAAGCCATGTTGTTTTTGAAGAGTTCCCAGTAGCGGGAACCAGACTGAGTATCGACTTTTATAACGCTAATAAAAAAATAGCAGTCGAAGTCCAAGGATCTCAACATACGAAATATAATAGCTTTTTTCACGGCGGACATAAAAATAACTATTTAGAACAGCTAAAAAGAGACGAAATGAAATTTAAATTTTGCGAATTAAACGAAATTCAGCTAATAGAGATCTATGACGGAGACATTATAAATCTGTCATTATTTAAAAAGTTTGACGTCTCGCTGTAAATAGTGTAAAATACTAGTATGAATACACAAGATATCGATCCAGACAATCTTCCCTTGTTTCAATTGCCAGAATCTTTTTTGAATAAAATGTTCGAACTCACTGGAAGCGGAAGCGAACAAAACAGGGGATTCGTCTTGTCCTATGTCTCGCACGACGGAAGGCCAATGGTATACGCTCGAGCAGAGACCCAAATAATAGAAATGGGATTGCGTAAAGCCCTAGAGAGATACTTGACAGAAATGGAGCGATCCGAGGACGCTCAAAACCTCAACTCAGAAAACGAAGATTAAACCTTGACTGGAAGACGGTTTTAAGGTATAATCATCTTTATGATTTTTTCGCTAGAGTTAGAGAAACAGTTGCTTGCTGGTTTAATTAAGTACCCCCATAAATATTCAGACATTTCTTCCCTAACAACTTCTGATGATTTTTATTCAGAAGAATCAGTTGTTCACAAAACTATTTTCAACACGCTTACGCAAGCAATAGAAAATGGCGAGGCCGTAAATGAAGCCACGCTTTCTCATAGAGTTTTGTCGTTAGGTATTTCCTTTGAGGATAATATTAGCGTTGGGGATTATATTAATTCATTAAGCCTCATTAAAATTAGCGAAAGCTTTATACTAAATGTCGCTAAGGAACTAAAAAAATTAAGCATAAGGAGGCAGCTTTCTGCTTGCGGGGAAAAGATTTCAAAGGCAATGTACAAGCTAGACTCCTCGGAGTCCTTTAATGACATCATAGCTAAAGCAGACAAGCTTTACAATGGTCAAATAAACTTATACGACGTTGGAGACAGAAAACCAGAAAACATCTTTGACGAGATGAAAGAATGGATTGAGTTTAGAGGCAAAAACCCCATAACAGAATTTGGAATGATGGGGCCACACAAGCGAGTCAATGAACTATACGGCTCTTTATTAAGGCCTGGAAACATTACTGTTATTTGCGCCCGAGCTGGAGTCGGAAAGACCCAATTTTGCATGGACTTCTCAACAAAAATTAGCGCTGAGTATGGAGTTCCAGTTTTGCACTTTGATAACGGGGAAATGAGCAAAGAAGAATTAATCGTTAGACAGTGTGCTGCTTTGTCAAAAATCCCAGTACATCTTCTCGAGACTGGACTATGGCGTCAGGCTGGAGACGACATTGTCAAAAGAGTTCGATCGGTTTGGGAAAAAATTAAAAACATGAAATTCTTTTACTACAATGTTGCAGGCATGAGCTCTGGAGACATGATTAACTTGTTGAAAAGATTTTACTTCTCGGAAGTAGGAAGAGGAAAAGAGATGATTTTTTCTTTTGACTATATTAAAACCACGTCAGAGACTAACGATAAGAACAGATCAGAATGGGAGTTAGTAGGAAGCATGGTACAGAGATTTAAAGACTGCATTCATAGAGATATTAAATTCGACGGAGAACCCATGGTCTCAATGATCACAAGCGTTCAAAGCAACCGACAAGGCATTGTAAATAATCGCCGCGCAGAGAATGTGGTAGACGATGAATCTATTTTTTCACTATCAGACAGAATCGTTCAATTTGCATCTCACGCTTTTATTCTTCGCAAAAAAACTGAAGACGAAATGGAGGAAGAGCCCAACTTTGGGACGCATAAACTCAAGTGCGTAAAGTACAGGCACCTAGGCCAAGACGTTAACGGGGCAATTAATCCAATCAGAATGCCGAACGGATCGCTACAACAAAATTATATTCACCTTGACTTTAACAATTTTCACATATCTGAAAAGGGAGATCTTCGAGACTTAGTGAGATACCTAGATCAAAACCCTGAAATTATTGAAGATGGAAACTAATATAGACATAAAATCAGTTCTAGAAAAACTAGGATACCGACTTTCAGACTTTGGTGACGCATGGCGAACTAGCGCACTCTACCGAGGTGGAGACAACCCAACGGCACTAAAGATATACAAGAACACGGGAGTCTGGACAGATTACGTGGACGGAAACAAAAGCATGCCACTCGCTGCGCTAGTACAAAAAACCCTCGGAACAAAAGACCCAAAGATAGTAAACCAGTACATTAATACTGAAAAATCTTTCGGTTTTAAATATAATAATAAGACTAACTCAAAGATACAAATGGAGGAAACTTATCCAGAGGAATCGCTAGAAAGACTATTGCCGCATTATAAATTTTATAACTCAAAAGGAATTAGCGACGAAACACTAAAATTTTATAAATGCGGCTTAGCTACTACTGGAGCTATGAACAATAGATATGTTTTCCCAATATACAACGACACAGGGAAAATATGTGGATTTTCAGGAAGAGATGCGGCAAACAATTCTGGCCGCGCGAAATGGAAGCACATGGGAAGAAAAACTAGCTGGAGCTACCCTCTGTACCTAGGGTCAAACTCAAAATTAGAAA